ACGTGAATCAAAGGGTTCTGGAACCGATTATACTCAATACAATACGAGCTTAACAACATCCAGGTCAGTTTTGCTGTGTACCAGGCATCATTCCCAGCGCAATGCATGTGGCTTTTCTGTATCTTGACTCCGTACTCGGTACAACAGTTTGTCAGAGATGGCACATTAAAGTCCGACCGAATAGTAGAGATTAGTGAGACACTATCAATCGTGATCGTGTCTTGCGGTGGTCTCCAACGAGATAGGGAGTTCTCAAACATTCGCATGTCTGATGCAATGTTGTGAGCTAGAAGAATAACTTCTTTTTGGTACCGTTGAAGTCCTTTTATGACATCATCCATGTAGTCTGAGATCTCGTGCTCATGGATTGTTGTCGACGGTCCGAAAGCATACGCGGTCTTGAAGTTTGTCATGTATCTGTTGCGTCGTTTGATGTTTTCTGAGACAATGAAATGTCGAGACGCCACCACACCGGCAATATTGAAAGCTACGATCCCAATCTGACTCAAGTATCGACTGTCTTGATCCCATGCCTCGAGATCAATGGAGATAAAGATTGCGCCTGCTTCCCATTGCGTCAATGCGATTTCAGTCTCTTGCATCCGTCGTGTCATATGCAATCCTTGCTTCCCAGTCAATTGACCTGGGCTGCGACAAGTTTTGTAAGGATTACGTCGCGGCATGTTCGCAATCCAAATCTTCCTAGTTTCTTTAAATTGCATTAATCTCAAATAGAATTCTAGCATTAAGCGTACCCCTCTTAAAGATCCCTTTAGAGCCCAGTTAACAAGTCATCTTCACTGTCCGAATTCGATCTCTCGGTACGGGTCGTACGTGGTGATGGTTTCCCCAGCTGCAGTTCTCTCATCTTGTTACCAGGAGGTGCGGTAACAACAGTGTGTTGGTTGGTTGAAATTGCCGAAGTTAACCACTCCGCAATCTCTTCTCGATCACGATCATAGTAAGCGACACCAAATCGCTTATAATCTGACCCGGATTGAGACGATTTCATAAACGCTGCAGCTTCTGAAGCATCCGGGGAATCGCCGATATGGTAAAGTTCTAGATTACGTTCTTGCAGGATACGATTCTTGTCTTTTAGATGAGTGACTGATTCCCGGAGAGTGCGATATTCATTTTCGAGTTGTTCAAAAGCAACAGAGAGACCAAATACACGCGACTCAGCTGCGGCTAATACATCTCTGACGCGTCGAAGGATCACTTTCCCGGGCTCGTGTGACAGGTGCTCATCTACCTCATCCCCGACATCAACTGCGACGAGAGGGCCAGTATTCTGGCACTCATCCATTGCTTCAGCTAAGCTCTTAGCTTGAGAGGCAACAGTGATAAGCAAATCATGAAGAGCACGCGACTCGATCGACGTGTTCACAACGACATTCGTGGTGTTTGTTGCAGCTCGCAGTGCAGTGTCATCATAGAACGTCTCCTTTCCGGCAACACGCTGCAGTGCTTCCTCAAGCTTAGCCTTGTAGTTCGAGCGCCTTGTGTGTGGCATACTTATTGCTTGTTTGTTGTGGGGTCATCCTAGTTTCTTTATATTATGTCAATGCATCCGCTAGAGTCACTAGTTTTCAATCGCTAACTGACTAACTCCTCCAAGATACCTCTGTGGGTATCGCTCTGGCTAAAGAAGCGAGCCGCAAGTCGTACTGCCAGGTTCTCTGTCGTCGTAGCCATTAAGCTCGCAGGGTCCTCGATGAGTGCAATTACTTGTTTGAGTGTATCCTGCATATCACCCCACTCGCACATCCGTGCTAAATCTTCCATGTTTAGATGATCTCTGTGAACTTTCGGCACTAAAGCACGCAATTTTGACACTGCAAGAGTGTCAATTTCGTATCCATATTTCCTTAGCCATCGATTGAAGACATTTAAAGCATCTAAGTCATTTCGTTTGTCCAGCTGGCATCGGTAAGATGGGATTTCGGTGATATTAACCCGATGACTGTTTCCCGATCTATTTGGTGGAATAGAGGACGAATAAACGAGCAAGTAACTGCTGCCTAGACGGGACGTCCGTGCATCTAAACTTATTACTGTGCTTGGCTGGGTGGTGTCGATCCAGTAGGAGAGAGTGTGTTCGCAGCATGAAATACGAACGAAAATTGTTTTCGACCTTGCGCGCGAGTCTAGTAGCTTTAACGTCTCTTTTGCATCCTGCTCGACATCGATAATAAGAATCGTATCCTCCGAAGCTTCAGCTAACCAATCGACTGACTTGAAGATGTCTCCACCGTGTGATGCTACATACCAAGACCACTCGAAATCTGCTGACCGACCGGAATCGATGACTTCTGGTGGCTTGTAAACACCTTCGCGTTGTGCACTCAGAGGGAATGATTTTCTGAGATCGATTCCAATCACATTTTTACATCCTAACTGCAGGACTGCACGCGAGATTGCTCCATGTCCAACACCGACACTAATGACCGTCATTCCTTCAATGGTCCGACGATAAGATGCTAATACTTGTTCCCAGACACTCAGTGCAGATGCGTAGACGCCTCTCGGGCGATGCGCTAAGTTAAGGATTTTCACCCGCATGCGGTCGAGATCACCGCGCGAACAATCACATTCTGGCTCGAGTGCTCCTTCCTCAAAAACATGGGTGTATACCACACGAGGTAAAGAAAGAGATCGGAATCTCGGCGCATTGTCCATAGACAATCTGGCACGATAGTCTTTCGGTCGAACGCGTAAGCCTCTTAAGGCAACCTCTGGCGACGCACGACAATACCCGAGAAGGAGATTCGTATTGTAAATATACTTACCTCTACTTTCGCGTTCGGCCATAATGATCTTAAAGTAACCTTTGATTTGGCCAATCTTGAACAAGATCGAACCTGTATTAAGTGTTGAACGCGATGCACTCAGGAGACTCAGTTTATCTCGTGTTGATAAAGATACTTCTTGTGATCCATTGTCTACACAGGCCATAAATAACGCATGTCGGTACGTGAGCGAGCAGAATGATTTCGCATTCGTTTCATAGAGTATCAAACGGCATTTCTTAGTGGCGGCGTCTCGAGCATGTAACGAATTCAAGCAATACATCACAAAGTACCCAGACAGCTGATCTGCGGCGTTTAGTGCTCCATATTCACCGGGCATTAACCGGATTGCGAGGTTCTTAGCGAACTGACACGTCGCATTTGATGGATGGACAAACAGACGCGCGATGAGTCCACCTAGTGAGCGGCATACACTCACAAGTGCCTCATACAGACGATGCTGATCCAGAGAACGACTCTGATCTGCAATCGCGTTTACGGCAACAGCTTGGCAGTAGAATGCAACACCGGTGATGAGTGAACTTAACGGTATGTGGTTGAACTCCTTGAGATCAAATATATCGACGGGCTGGACAGTTATAGCGCGAGACATCGCTCGAATAGCACTGTGGGCGTACTTTTGGATAAGCACACTATAGACAAGATTGACTGGATTGATGGACCCAACTTCTTGTCGAGGTACAAGATCTGCGGGTAGGTGATGCGGTATCTCTGTCATTTGGAGTTTAGTAACGTGTGAAAGCGGGTTACCAATAAGGCTCTTCCACACAATCCCTGGAGCTGGACCCGTTACTTTGACAGCCTCCTCCGGTAATTGCTCGTAATCATCTGTCAGTAGATATGAAATCTCAGTGTTTCCGATGTCGAGATCCGCGGCGCAAAACGTCTGGTAGAGATTTGTTAGGGTCAGGTAGAATGGTTGGAACGCAATAGGCACATCGATGTCCCCTCCGCTCAGCTTACCTGCACTATCGGAACAGAGGTTGAGATGTGTTGGTACGGTTTTTGACCCAAGTACAGCGAAGTGTTTTGCATCTAAAGACTCATGACGATGAGCAGCTGATCCTCCGTATTGAGTAGGTAACACTTGACTTAAAGTCTCAAGGGACCATGGACTCCTTGCATAAGCAATAGATCCTAAGACTCTTGCTAATGTAGGATCAGATCCTAATTCACTCCAAATCATTGTCAACGCCTTAAGATCGACTACAGTTGACGCAGATGTCACGATTCTAAAACCGTGAGTTGTCGCCTTCGACTTCGTCTTCGTCCCGAAGTTCGGTGCGTATGAACCAGCAGTGAACAACATATCTGAAGGATTTGATGTGCGAGTCGAAGCTGAGATTCGTGGTGAAGCAGAGGAGGTGTGTCGGAGTTTATATTCAAACGGCGTATAAACGCCCACACAACTGTTTTCAACTTCAGGACCCCACAGATGTCGCAGGTCTGTACACACTGTGTAAGGCGTTTTTGCTGTTCTTCCTAGAGGTCTTTGAAGAGAATTTTTGACCCGTGCGCGAATTCCTCGCAGTAGTAGTACATTCGATTGCTCGATCACTGCAGTGAACTTAGATGAGTTTGTTATTTTGGTCAAAGTACGTGTCATTACAAACCGCCCAAGGATAGCATCCTTCACACCGGCGGGTGAAAGTTTATACACATCTGCCATAATTTGTGGGTAAAATGGCCTTGTGCGAGCGAGAGTCTCCAATAGCTGGTGACCAGCCGTTACAGTCTGCTGTGAGATAATAGAGCGAATTGCTGTATTACGCGCAATCCCTGGTAGGACTGCCGCAACTTCTTCTTTGATTAATCTCGTCATATCTTTAGGTCGGTTGATAGGGATTGAATGCGGATCTAACAAGAGTTGAGTGAGATCAGGGTGCTTGGGTGTGTATGCACCTGCAAGTAAGTGGCGCAAATCTGACGCGTACAACCTCAGACGCTCGCCGTACGACATGTACGCAGGCACATCCCAAGAGAGGTCATCTACCTCACCTTTCATAAAGAACCTAGTCCAAGGCATCATAGGAAGCCCACCGAGTGAGCCCGGTAATAATAGCGTGAAGTCGAGGAGTGTACGAGACCGCAGTACCTCGTGTAGGATTGTGTGTTCGCGAGAATGATGTTCGCTTGATGCACGATACTGGAGGATTCCTACCACGAGCCAAAATTTCCAGAATAATGCGCGTGGTGTCATGTAAAGCGTATCTGCACAAGCCATTGCTGAAGCGTTCGCTGCAGCAATTTCTTTGCCTAATGACGGAACATCAATGTCATCTCTTCGGAAGGATCTTGAAGCAAACTTGAGGTTGTAGAGTATATTGGCTCCTTCCACGTACACCTCCTTGCTGTACGTAAGTACAGTGAGAGAGTCAATGCACTCCTCTGGCTTGACCTCATGATTGATCCATCTCGATCTCACCTCCAGATAAGCCAGTAATCGACGGAGTTGGACAGCCATTGTCTCAGTCGTGACATCGTTGAAATGAAATGCGAAAACCACATTATCGCCTTGAAGTGCGATGTTGTACGAGACATTCAGGTCAATAGTGCACCAAATACACATTGCGATCGTTACAAACGACCACATTCCTTGTCCTAGACCTTCATAACCGCGGTTATGGTGGCGCCAGAGTATGTCCGACTCTGGCCATTGTGTAATAGGAACATCAGGTTTCGCTCCTGCAGGTAATGTGTGTTTGTCAGTGATAACACAAGTTGCACGATCGAAAAATTGATGTAATTGCGTGAACACCCCTTCAACACCAAAGATGTCATTCAACTCTTCCGCGATTGGTTGTACGCTCTCAAAGCACATTTGCAGATTCCAACTGCTATAGTCCCCTTCAACTAAGCACGTTTGCCGATTTTTTGCGTCTTTGACCATATTGTACAACCTTCGTTTCTCATCAGCATGCGACATTGTCATCGTTTGGTGCGGAATATATGGCTTCATGAAGTGTTCCTTGAGATTGTACTCGTTAAGTGTAAAGAACGTTCGAACTTCAAATGGTAGCTTAGCAAAGCAGCGTGCAGACATCTTGAATTCTCGCTCTTTCTGTGTTAGTTCAACTACAAGTTCATCGTCATGAAATTGTCCTTTGCGCATTCGTTCCACGAGAGCCCGTGTATCAAATTCTGTCATAGCGAGTATCTTTTGCAGCAGTCGACGAGGTTCAACTTCGACACTTCCGAACCAAAACTTTGACATCTCAGTCGCACCAGGGCAAATCGCTTTATCATCGATAAATTTCAAGTAATCTTCTGAGTAGTCAAACTCGATAAACTTATCGAAGACAATACTGTCGATCTCGCAGAGAGGGTAAGAGCCGAGATTCAGAGTCGTCACACGGTTTTGGTAATGACGTCCGAGTTCAAGATGTGACTGTGGAGGACATACAAAAGGCGGCCAGTCTGAGTGCTGTCTGATGTACCCAGACAGAATAAGGTGCTTTGCGACACGCACAACTTGTTTGAGATGGTACGCACTGCAAGTCTTGGGTGCGCGAATCTTCGAGATAACCGTGGCTGCGGATTTCTCTGCGTAGACAGTTGGATGCCCAGATAACTTCGTCAACCCGAACAGTTCTGCCGCATCGCACACTGTGTGTACATCTGCCACCAGTTCTGTAAGTAGGTCGACCATGGGGGTGTCAGCAGCAAGTTTGAGCTCTTTCAATTTAATCTTGTCGATTGTTCTCTCATAAGAACTATACTCAAGGATATCTCCATGTGTCAGAGTCGTTAAGTATGTCTTGAAAACGGCCTCAGGAGCTTTCACCAGCTCGTAACCCGCGTTGCCGTACCGTGTGAGTACACTCGATTGCCAGTTGAGCATCCTGTCTACGAGACCAGCAAGTGCGGAAGTTCCGTTATGCTGATTAAACTGCAGCGCAGCCTCGACGTTTGATCTAGCGAGCAATGCATCCTGTATCATTTGAGCCTGTTCGAAGGTCAACAGACGCCAGCAATCCCACGCTGGGTGCTTGATTAGTAAGAAACCTTCGCCTGATACAACTTTCAGTGTACCAAATACACGTTTCTTTGGGTGAGCAGTTCGACCGTAACTGTACCGATAATGATCGACAATTTTTGACCATGTCTCAGCACGTCCGCAAGCTGTAGACAGTCGATGCTTATCAATTATCTTCATTTCGAGTTTTCGTCGAAATGAGCGAGCGTCAATGGGTTTCAAGAGGTCATTAACATGCGCCATATATGAAGCGATCTCAATCTGGTATAGCCGATTTGTGTGCTCGAATCGATCGTCGCAGTCTGTTTGTATTAATCCTGAGTTCTCAAAAAGGAAAGGGTACAATTCTGCCGTGAGTCGCTTCGGTGGTTTTTTGCACCAGTCTAAGCATCTCGAGTATGACATCAGGTGGCGGCGCAAGTTCGAATATGTCAACTCGGGATGACGTTGGAGAGTGTTGTGTAGCACATTCGCGCGTACTGGACATTTCCCTGAATTTCTGAAATTGGGCGTTTCTGCTTTCGCTAAGTCGATGAATCTTTCAAGACGATCTAGGAGTGAACAGGTTATCGCAGAATCGAGATGTTTCTCGGGTGTCTGGTGCGTTTTCAGTGTTGGACCCTCGTCGAGAAGGTCCTCACGGATATCACGTTCCAAGAGTGGATCCATTATTCGGGATTGTCCTAGTTTCTTTAAATCAAGCAATTTTCTGTAATACGGACTGAAATCGATGACGATGTTGACAACTGGGATTCAAGAGTGAGATTCTCTTCAATGTGCAAAATGACATGTTCGGCAATTGCACTACTCCGCTTCGGACTCATCATCGCCGGCCTTGTTCTCATATCCCTCAGCACGCATGTGATCCGCGATGATGCGCTGTTGAGTGTCAGTGATGCTGCCACCACCGTAGTTTGCCACAGTCGAGGACTGGTACGTGGCAATCTCGCGACACACACCGACGAGGCCTTCAATCTGTGAATAGGCTACAGGAACGAAATTGTTACCGTGAATAGCCTTCAAGAAAGGACGTGTAGCAGCAGGTGCGGTCTGGATGAGCTTGAAAGCAGCATTCGCGGCATTCATTGCGGGACGAAGTTCAGGGAACGCAGTACGCGTCCATTCGTACATCCCGAGTACCTCACGGATGATCCGGAGTCCTCCCATCCCAGAGTCGACAAGGAGGTGGAACTGAGAGCTGAACGCCTGTCCCATACCCTCATACGCATCATCAAGGTTATCAATGACATTCATAGTAATGTGAGATCTCTGAACAGCACGTGAGTTGAAGCAAGCATACATCTTCTGAATAACTTCATCAGTAATGTACACTGAGTCAGGGACAAAGATTTTGGTTGCACCAATAACACCAGCGCCCGCAGCACCAGCGCGACGTTCGTTGAAAGCTGTGCGATTCTGCGGCGTTAGCTTCTTATTGCCGGCGATGAACATGAGGCCGATGAATGCTCCGATTTCATCAACATCAGCATCAAGCAAATCCTCGAGCTCACCTTTGGTGATAGGAGATGCGTCGATGAAGTTCGTCGTAATGACTTGGTCGGCCTTAGCACTTTCGTCTAGGAGAATGTCCAGCCCGGTCAAGGGGACTGGCTTAGTCGCTGAACCAGTGAAGTTGACTGTAGGACGTTCCAAGATGATCGCGCACGCTGAAGCAAGCGCGCGCATGACAACATCCTTATCATCAGGAGTCTTCACGATTTGGAGCATCAAGAAGCCAAGGGCAGCCGATCCACCAATCACAACTTGGAAGTCTTTTGAATGAGTCCGGATTTGTGGGACCTTTCCTTTAGTAACTGGCTGAGTCAGAAGGGTGGTATCACCTTTCCAGAGATCGAGCTGAAGTGCATTGACTGGACGGCTCATTTTGGCGGCAGGTTGTGTTGTTGACTGTGACGTAAGATGAGTTGCGTACAAAGTGGTAATGTCCTAGTTTCTTTAAATAAAAGCGACTAAGTATCGATTTCATAATCTCAACGATGGCGATGCTTCCTTGAGGGGACAGATGCAGTGTCTTTATTATTATCGGTCTTCGATGGAGTTAGTAACTGACGTACTGTCTCGTTCGGCACCATCGAAGTCTCTGTGGTCAAGTTAACTGGTATTGATTGATTATCCATCGGCGTGTACAGGGCAGGAAACGCTTTCAAGGTTTCGCTAACATTCTCTTCGAGGGTATCCCAAAATTGGAGCGAAGTTTTCCATTGTCGGCCATAACTAGCTGATGAGTCATTTGTCGACGATGTTGATCTTAAGGCTCTAAGGTCATTGAAGTTAGCGTACTGGACACGAATCTGTACTTGATGAAGTACAGGTTTGAAGCCGAGGGTGGTGTTTCCGGGCGGTGTCCAGGTCTTCACGATTTCACTTGGTACGTGAGTGAAGAGTACAGCTGTTGAGTCACTAATTCCGGAAGACATGGCTAATAGTATCGTCCTAGTTTCTTTAAATAAGACGGAGTCATGAGAATGTGGAGTCGTGGTTATTCAATGATGGTACAAAGATCGTTGAGCGAGAGATGCGAGCGAACGATTGTGCTCACGGTAATAATTACGCATGAGGAGCCGAAAGGTCGACTTGAAGCGACTTGGGTTCGTTGCCCCTCGCAATTGCGGGTAACCCCAAGCAACCTTCAACATTGTCGGAATGATTTGAGTATACAACCGACCAATGTATTCGAGTGAATCACGCGTGAAATCGGAATCGACTTGTTGGGGTACACAAAGTGTGTCATCAGAGATCAAAATTTGCTGATTTTCAATGATAGTGTCTAGTTCAGTTGATGTGGCCCCAAGAACTAGCAGTAGGATTGGCCGGAAGATCTTGGTCGTCTCATTCACCATAGAGGGATCTGTGAGATCTTCGAGTGCACGGACATTCGCAAGGAATTCATCGTAGTCGCTCCCCGTGTGAAACATAACACGATAATTTCTCGAGCAGGAGAGCCAGCTGACGGCAAGTGATCGAAGTGACCCGGCAACGTAGACGTCATCAGTGCCGTATGCGTCGAAAAGGGCGCGTGCCTGATGGATCAGATCGACAGCCATGATGATTGGTCCTAGTTTCTTTAAATCAAACGACGACAATCGACTTCACCAAATGACAATTGTGATAACGAGCGTGACATTCAACAAGAGAAGATAATGGGATAACAACAGTTATAACCAGATGGTGTGCAGTACGTGATTGAACTTTCAGATCATCTTCTGCAGGCGACGGCGGCGTTTCTCGGCGTCATTCGCAGTCAAGACAGGGATTGTTCGCATCGGCTTAGCCAAGTTGGCGATAGATTGAGCTGCTTGAGTTGTTGCACGCTCAAGCTGCTCAACAAAGTCCTCAGTGTCCACAACGCTTCCAGAAGCATCTGTCGGTTCATCATGCGCGCGCCTCATTTTGGCAATAACGGTCATCTGGGATCGGAGATCAAGAATAATCGCTTCAAGTCCAATCTCCCGCTCACCGATGGACTTTTGCATTGCTTCAATCTTACTATCCATAGAAGCGATGAGCTCATGGTGCTGACGGACACTTGATTCGAGAGCACTGACTTTATTAGTTAGGCCCTTTATAATCTTGTCTTTCGCGTCATCTCTTGATTGGCACTCTTTTCTGAGCTGAGACAACTCGTGAGCGTGAGATTGATCAATCTTCTGGAGATCCTGCAGGGAAGTTCGCTGTAAGTACTTCGCGACACGCCTAGTCAGTGACTGAAGTGCTTCTTCATCGAGTCCCACGCGAGAGAGTTCTTCGCTTTCCTGTTCGTGATGGGTCTTCGGTTGGTAAACCTTCTCTTGGCCTTTCAACGCGTCAGGTCCGGGTGCTTCGCCAGTAAACTGGATTGACTTACTGAGACTATCCTCATCCCACAAGCCACCACGCTTCAGAAACTCGGTCTCGCTCATCAAGGCTTCGGGTGCTTTCTGCTGTGCACGAGCCGAAGGTCCTGGAGCGGACTCTGGAGTACCGTGCACTTCCGTAGCAGCTGCGACCAGACCATGGCCGAGATTAGCGGCGTCAGACATGTTGAATAAGTCGTGAAAACAAGTTCGATCAGCCTGATTCTCA